CTTTGCGAGTCAGCAGCATGAAAACTATATGGCCCTCGGCGCCTTCGGGACCGGCGCGACGTTCATTGATAAGTTGCAGCCCCGGTATGGTCGCGGGCTCCGGTATCGTGCGATTCACCTAGGCGAAGTACGATTTTGTGAAAATCATCAGGGCATCATTGACACCGTGATCCGCCGATTTCCTCTCACCGCTCGGCAAGCCGCGCAAAAGTTCGGGGTGGCGAAACTCCCTGAAAAGATCCGGACGGCCGCGGTTGACATGAAGAAGTACGATAATTCGTTTCAGTTCATCCACTACGTGACGCCGCGTGAAGACTACAACCCGAATCGCTTGGATGCTTCCGGGCAACCGTACCGCTCGGAGTATGTCTCGGTTGAAGGCCCGGCGCATTTGCTGGACGAAGGGTACGCGAGTTTTCCCTATGCCATCTCCCGCTACGTCATTGCGCCCGGAGAAGTGTATGGCCGATCCCCGGCGATGCTGGTTCTCCCATCATTAAAGGTGCTCAATGAAGAAAAGAAAACGGTGCTTAAGCAGGGCCATCGTGTGGTGGATCCTGTTCTCTTGGCCCATGATGATGGGGTTCTTGATAATTTCTCAATGCGCGCGGGCGCGCTAAACTACGGAGGCGTGAACGCTGAAGGGCGCGCGTTGGTTCAAGTGCTGCCGACCGGCAACATCATGATTGGCAAAGAACTGATGGACGATGAACGCCTCGTGATCAACGACGCGTTCCTAGTCACGCTGTTTCAAATCCTCACCGAAACGCCGGAGATGACCGCGACGGAAGTGATCGAGCGCACGCGGGAAAAAGGCGCGTTGCTCTCCCCCACCATGGGGCGCCAGCAGTCGGAATCCCTCGGCCCGATGATCGAGCGCGAAGTAGATTTGCTCATGCAGCAAGGCTTAGTCTCCCCGATGCCGGACATCTTGCGGCAAGCGGCGGGCCAATACGTGGTGGAATACGATTCGCCGCTGTCCAGGGCGCAAAAGGCGGAAGGCATTTCAGGGTTCTTCCGGCTCGTCGATTGGTCGCAGAACTATGTGAACGTGACAGGTGATAAGCGCCCATTGGATTGGTTGGATTGGGATACGGCGATGCCCGAGATTGCACAAGGGCAAGCCGTTCCGACTCGATGGATTAAAACATTCGATGCGGTGATGCAAATGAGGCAAGCGCAACAACAGGCCGCACAACAACAACAAATGGTCGACGCGGCGCCGGCGCTTGCCTCTCTTGCCAAGCCCATGATGCAAGGCGCCAAGTGAATCTTTCCCAGGTCTTAGAACGGGCGAAACAGTTTTTGACGTTTCGCAAACTCGCCTATACGCGGACCTTCGATCTTGAGAACCGTGATGATCGGATGGTACTGGAAGACCTCGCGAAGTTTTGTCGGGCGCATGAGTCAACGTTTCACGCTGAAGAACGGATATCCGGCCGACTGGATGGGCGGCGTGAAGTGTGGTTACGGATTCAACAACATTTGCAGCTTTCAGAGGATGCGCTCTGGAAGCTCTATCACAAGGGGGAATGACGTATGTTCAATGCGAGAAAAGGGCTATATCAGGCACCGGACGGGGCTCCGGCGGGCTCGGGCGCTACCCCTGGATCCGCCGCAGCGACCGCGGCGACGGGTGAGGGGAGTTCTACAACTCCGTCACCCGCTGCCAGCGGGACTGGCGCGGGCGATGGGTCGGCGGCAACGGGGGCGTTTGATTGGGGCAAGCAAGGGCTCGATACTGATTCCATGGCCTTAGTCAATGATCGGCAGTGGAAAGGGGTTCCGGATGTCCTCACTTCATATCGTAACCTCGAAAAACTTATTGGCGTTCCTCCGGAGCGTGTCATCAAGCTACCCGGAGATAAAGATCCCGTCGAGTCATGGAATAGTGTCTATGATCGTCTTGGAAGACCAAAAGCTGCCGCTGATTACAAAATCCCTCTCCCAGAGGGAGATACCGGCGAGTTCGCAAAGGCGATCGCACCGATTTTTCATGAAGCCGGATTATCGCAGGCACAAGTCCAAAAGATCGCGGAAAAGCATAATGCGTTGATGGTCGAACAGACGAAGAAGGCGACGGAAGCGGCCAAAGCGACACAGGAACGAGAACTCGTCGAATTGAAAGCCGAGTGGGGCGCCGATTACGATAAACACAATGACACAGTCGACAAGGCCGCGGCCGCGTTTGGCATGACGAAAGAACACGCCGCGGCGTTAAAACAGGCGATGGGGCCGAAAGCCGCGATGAAGTTCCTTCATGCGATCGGGTCCAAGATCGCGGTTGAAGGCCAGTTTGTGGCCGGCGACAAAGGCGGCGGGGGAGGATTCGAGACGATGAATCCGCAAATGGCTGAAGCGAAGATCAAAGCGAACATGAAAGACCGGTCGTTTATGGAACGGTTCAACAGCGCTGATCCAGTGATTCGAGGGGAAGCGCGCCAAGAGATGGACCGGTTACATCAACAGGCGTATCCGGGGAGCACAGAACAGTAGCCCCCATTTGCGCACCGTGGAGTGGTACGAAAGCCCACACATGAAAATGTGTGGGTTTTTGTTGTCTCCTTATTGACACACCGGTAAAACCGTGTAGTGTGATTTATACAACAGTGCTTGCCGGGAACGCGCCACATCGCGCCGGCTACAGTCGGGTAAGACCGGCCTCCGATACGGGAGTAAAACGGGTAGAAGAGTCCGGGTCATTACGACACGGGAAGCCCTTCGCAACGTAAAAGACACCTTTTTCTTTGCCGTAGGAGGTTCCCATGTCTGTCAATCTACCGAATTGGTACGCACGCCAGTATTCTACGAACATTCAGTTAAAGCTCCAAGCGATGGGCAGCATCTTGCGCCCGTACGTCACCGAAGGGTCGTACGTCGGCGATCAAGCGTCACCCGTCGACTTCATGGGCTCGGTTGAAATGCAGGACGTGACGCAGCGGTTTGCGCCGATGGGTCGGGTTGATGCTGCAACTGATCGCCGGTGGGTCTTCCCCGTCGATTCCGATTTGCCGCAGATGGTCGATTCCTTCGACAAGCTCCGCTTGTTGGTGGATCCTGAATCCAAGATGGTTGAAAACGGCGTGATCGCCGCGGGTCGCCGACTCGACAAGCACATTCTCAACGCGTTCTTTGCCGACGCCAAAACCGGCGTTGCGGGGGCCGCGGCGACCTCGTTCACGTCGGGCAACGAAGTGGACGTGTCGGTAGGAGGGGCGAACAGCCGGCTCAATGTCGAAAAACTCTTGGCTGTCAAAGAACTCATGCGCGCGAAGTTCGTCGATTTCGAGCGGGAGCAAATCTATGCGATTCTCACCGCGAAGGACGAAAGCGCGTTGTTGAAAGAAATTCAGATCATTTCGTCGGACTTCAACGGCGATGCGCCGGTGATGCAAGACGGACGGATCAGTCGATTCTTGGGGATCAACTTCATCTATTGTGAGTTGGCCGAAACGGTCCTCGCGGGGACGAACGAAGTGACGATTCCTGTTTGGGTCAAGAGCGGGATGCACTTGGGCATGTGGAACGAGATCACCACGGATATTTCGCAGCGGAAAGACATTCAGGGTCTTCCGTGGCAGGCGTATATCAAGATGACGGCCGGCGGAACGCGAATCGACGAAGACAAGGTGTACGCGATCGAGTCGTACCGCTCCTAAGTGGTGAGCGCGCACTGAACGACACTGTAATTTTAGAGAAGGGGTGACACCATGGCCGTTGATCAAACTGTCAAATCTCCGCAGATTACGAATCGGGACGCCACGCCCCGCGTGCTCAATAGCCCGCAGAATGGGGGCGACGGCGTGTGTCATGAAACGTACGGATCGGCGACGATCCCCGCCGCGCTGTCGATTACGTCGGTGGTGCGGTTGTGCCAAATCCCGTCGAATGCACGGGTCCATTCTGTGCGGTTCCATTCGGCCGCACAGGGCGCCGGCGCATTTGATGTGGGTATCTATCAGACGACTTCAAACGGGGGCGCGGTGGTCGACGCCGACTTGTTCGGCTCGGCGATCAGCGCGGCCTCTCAGGTGAAGTCAACGGATATCATCGAAGAGTCAGCCGAATATACCCCGGCGGAAATGGAAAAGCCGTTGTGGGAAGTGCTCGGATTGACCGCCGATCCACATCGGTTCTATGATGTATGCGCGACCGTGGCGACCACGGATGTAACGACCGGAACCGGGCGGCTGGGCGTTCGCGTCGGCTACGTTCGGTAAAGGAGGGGCGCCATGGCGAATCGGTTCTATAGCATCATTCTCGGCGAGTCGAACCCGAGCCAAGTCACGGAAGGGGCGTCTACGTCGAGTGAAGCGGTGGAGTTGCGAGTCGCGGACTCGATTTACGCCAACAAAGGGGCGGTTCTCCGTGGCCTCGAAGCCATTAAGAACTACCTCATTACGAAGGAAACCACCCCGATCGCATAAGGAAACAGACGCGATGAAGGGAACACAAGGGGGCGTCACCGGCGGAAACGAAGGGGCGCCCCCTTGCTATAAGAGGAACCTACTATGCTGAAACGAACAGGGTTGTGCTTCTTCATGCTTGCGCTGTCATGTGCGGGATCAGCGTACGCGCAATGCGTAGTTGATACCTCTACGCCGACGTACGCCAACGGAGCGTTTCTTCGATACACCCCGTGTAATGCGAACGGGGAAATCAAGACAACCGCAGCCACCGGTGCCGATGCCACAACCGGCGAGACTACTGATTCTGCTGTCATTACGAACACGACCGGCACTATATCCGGCAAGCTGCGCGGCCTAGTCGCCATTCTCGCCGACATCTGGAATTCGACCGCGCATTCTATGCGCGTCACGATGACGGATTCCTCCGGGAATGAAATCGTAGTTCCGACTGCTGGGCTCACTAGCTACACCGCCGCGGGAGCTTCCACAAACGCGACGAACGTGAAGAACGCGGCGGGAACAGTTTACGGCTACAGCCTGACTAATACGACCACCACGATTTATTACCTCCGCATGTATAACCTCGCCAGTGCGCCGACATGCAGCAGCGCAACGGGCTACGTTGGCACTATTCCAATCCCCCCGGCAGCGGCGGCGGGCGGCGCGGGTGGACGGGAAATTACTAAGAACATCGGGCAGGCGTTTACCACTGGGGTAGGCTTCTGTATCACAGGTGGAGCCTCCAGCACGGACAACACTAACGCAGCTACAGGAGTCTTTGTTGAAATTCTTTATAAATAGCTTCCTACTTGTCGGCTGGTTGTGGTTGCTCCCAACAACCGGATGGGCGGCGCCCGCGCATGTGCAGTCCCCGACCGCCGCCACGGCGTTTTCCGGCACGTCCATCAATCTCGCATACGGCTCAAATGTCACCGCAGGCGGGCTCCTGGTCTGCTACATCTACGCCAACCATGGCATTTCAGGGGTGGCCGATTCCCGCTCGCAGACGTTCACGGCGGCGGTCAATGTCACGGACAATGCCACCTATTCTCTGGCGATTTTCTACTACGCCAACACGACGGCGGGTGCGGATACCGTCACCGTCACGTTTCTTGGCGCGATCACCTACGCCTCGCTCCAGTGCTCCGAATACAGCGGGGTCGCGACCTCAAGCCCGCTCGACAAATTCGCTTCCAACAGTCAAACCGACCCCGGCACCGCTGCCAATGCCATTACCTCGGGCAATGTCACGACCACAACAAACGGGCAGCTCATTGTAGGGTGGACCAGTGCGCTTGTTGTTGGAGCTGGAACTGTTTCGGCAGGCACTGGCTACACTGGCAGAACAAATGTGTTTGGCGATACACTCCACGAAGATCGGGTCCAAGCTTCGTCAGGCAGCATTGCCGCGACATTCACCACAAATAATGCGGCATCCGATTACATCACGCTTATTGCCACATTTAAGGCGGCCTCGGCTACGGGTAGTCCACAACGAGGGCTACTTTTGGGGGTTAACCCATGAACGTTCTACGGATACTTGCACTGTGGCTGCTACTGCCGACCGTCTGCTTTGGAGCTGCCCTCGACCAGTCCAAAATCATTGCTCCATCGAGCGGAATCTATCTCGGTGCATACGAATGGACGGCGGGGGATATTGCTGCCGTGGAGTCGGCCACTGGGTACACGCTGTCCCACTACGCTTCACAGCGCGGGAGCTGGGCGATCGGATACGTGTCTGGGCATCCACACCTCGACGTGACAGCCGCGAACGCGGCATGGGCGGCAGGCAAAGCCGTTGTCGTGCAGGCCTACAACCTCTATGCGGGCACCGACGATGAGCACCCCAGCGGATTCACGGTGGATAAGTTACTCGCTGGCGATTACGACAGCAACCTCGCCACGTTTGCGGCTGAACTGCGCGATTTTGGTAAGCCGCTGTGGATGCAGGCAGGACGTGAACCGAACGGAGCAGGGCAGGATTATATGTGCGGATTCGGCACGGCCGGCACCACCTCGCTCGCCGCAGCTATTGCCGCCAATACTGCCTATAACCAGTTCACTCCACCGTCGCCGCCATCTGGCGCACCCGCCGATCTATACACTGGGCTCACAGGCGCGACGAAACCCGATGGCATTGCGCGATGTGTGGCGGGTCAACGCTATCTCCATGACTTCTTTGAACGCCGCGAAAACCTGCATTTCCTGACCTGGGATAGCCAGGGGTTCAGCGTTCGCTATTACAAAGACGCCACAGACAATCAAGAGCAGTACGATTCAGCCGATTATGTCGGCAACGAGGCATACGCCCTCGCTCTGTTGCAGCGGGCCAGTGACCCCGCGAACTGGTATCCCGGCGATGACTATACCGATTGGGTATCTCTGACCTGGTATTTCCTCGATTACTACGACGCGAACTGGTCGTTCCTGAGTGGCAGCGACATTCTGATCCCCAACGCCGATTGGCTCGCCAGTCTCGCGCACATGTATGCCGCGGTTCAAGCCGTGACCAGTAAGCCGATCATCCTGGTTGAGCTCGGCTTCCCTGACGGCATGAGCAGCAACACCACATACGGGGCCAGCAAAGTGACCTCTGGGATGACGGCCATTCTCGATACCTATACCCAGATTAAAGCGATCTCGCTCTGGTCGAACCATGCGAGCTGGATGGTCAATGATGTGTTTCCATACGACTGCCTCCTGGACAATCCACTGCAGGCCGCGGCGTTACAAGCCGTGGTGGCAGCGCGTCCAGGGGCGTTGCGATCTTGTGTGACGCTGACGGACGGAGCCGCGCATCCGAATTGCGTATCCGCATCCAGTCCGTCTGGTGGGCAATACAATGCCCCGGCATGGAGTAGCCCGCGGAAGAGTCCATTATGGAGGCGATAGCAAACTGATAAGGGATACTAGAGTGTGACTGATTATAAATACGGATATCAGATTGCGTCACTCGTTCAACTCGTAGGGGATTAATCAATGCAACCGAATGTGCTTCTCGGTATCCCCTCCGGGGGCTCTGTCAAAACCAAAACCATGTTTTCGATCATTTCCGTCATGGTGCAGAGCACGTGCCAATTGACGATCGTTGAACGTTCCGGCGCTCTCGGGCCGGATAATCGAAATCATCTCGCACAAATGGCGCTCGACGGCGGGTATACGCATCTCTTCTTGGTCGACGCCGACATGAGCTTTCCTGGGGATACGTTGAATCGCTTACTCGCAAGAGGGAAGGACTTAATCGGCGCGGCCTATAACTATCGGCAGTTCCCGCGCGCGACGGTGGTGAAGATGCGTCGGGCTGACGGCACAATTTACAGCCCGTCGTTTCCGCTTCCGGCCGAGCCGTTCACGTGCTTCTCTATCGGCTCGGGGTGCAAACTGGTCACAACGTTGGCGCTCGCGCACATGCCTCGCCCATGGTTTGGGCTGGATTTCGATAAAGACGGAATGCTTTCCGTATCAGATGACGCATGGTTTTGTCAGCAAGCGGCCCGAATAGGAATTGAAACATGGTGTGATCCGACGATTCAGGCGGGTCATATCGGGGAGTGTGAATATTGAGCCAAACAATTGAAGTCACCTTATCATGGGCGGATAACAGCACCGGGGCGTTGGAAGAGACCGGGCAAGAGATCGATATCTACACCGATAGCCCGAGCTTTCTTCCGAATGTGCCGATCAACTATTCCGAAGCGCGGCACCCGTGGATGCGGTTCCCTCCGATCGCGGCCGGGGAAACTACCGCGGTGCTTATCCTTCGCACGCCCGTGACGTTCGTCAAGTTCCGCGTTCGGCAATACAACGAACAAGGCAACGGCATCTGGACCGCGCCGCAAACGTTTACGATCACGCAAACCGGAGGGAGCGCGGTTCCGCCGGCGCCGACGAATCTTGGCATGGTTGTTACGTCCGGGGGCACGCCTCCCCCGCCCCCGCCGACGGATCCACCGCCCCCACCCCCGCCGACAGGCGGTGGAGGAAGTTCAAGTAACTATGCGTATCAGACGCAATTTTCCGGCGTGCAAGGCCAAGATGGATGGTCTTACCGCGATTCGGCCGGATCCTCTCTTGTGTACGCCCCGGCCGATGCGAAGTGGAACGGGGATGAATTGTATCTCGCCGCATGGTCGACCGGATTCCGGCACAGCAGCAGTGGGGCGATCAAAGATTGCGTGATTCGCTGGACAGTACCGGCGGACGGGGAATTAGATATCACGGGCTCATTTCGGCTGTTCAGCGCTCCCGGGAGCGTTACGGTGAAGATTCAGCATAACGGGGTTGATATCTTCTCTCAGGATATCACCGATGCAACGGTCTATCCGTACAACGAGAATGTCGTGGTAACGGCCGGAGATACAATCGATTTCATCTCTCGGCGGCTCTCGACGACGGTTTACAACAACAATGTGGAGTTGAATCCGAACATCCAATTGACGACGGACGGTGTTACGCCAATTAATCCGATGGTCAGCTCGTTATTGCCGGCTACGCTGTCGATCTCATCGAGTGGAGTAGGGTCTTTGGTGGCTTCTTTATCGTCTCCGCCGAGTACCGCTGTGTCAGTGTCGCTTTCCAGTTCAGATCCGACGAAAGCCACGGTTCCGGCTTCTGTGACGGTTCCGGCCGGGCAAACATCCGCAGTGGTGACGGTCACGGGTGTTACATCGGGGGCCAGCACAATCACAGCCACGTACAATAGCTCATCAAAAGCATCTGTTGTGTCGGTTACGGCGCCCGTGTCGTCTACGTGGTCAAACGCGCCGATTAACGGGATCGTCTTAGTTGATCAAAATTGCTCGAACAAAAACGGCATGTTCGACGTGTACGGCACGACGATTATTGATTCTGACGCAACCGCGCCGTTTAGCGGGCCGACGGTATGGAAAGCGCGCATGGAAGCCCTCGCGGTATTTGGAGGGAATCAACTCGAATACAACAGCCCTGTTCGATATCGCGAGATGTATTTCGGGCTGTATTGGCGAACAAACCCTCAATACCAAGGCAGAATAGTTGGAAATAAACTGTTTTTCTTATCCTCGAACGTATACAACGGAACTAACGGGGTGTTTTTGTTTGGAGGCTCGCGATTAAACAATGGAACGGCGCCGCTGTTGTTTGTCGGGAATACTGAAGGAATTGGGAACGCCCACATTCTCGGAACGAACGATCCTGGCGCGCCGTTTTTCCCAAACGTCGGCAACGGGACGTTACAGGTCGGTGTATGGACGAAGATTGAGGCGTTTATCCGCGCTAGTACGACTCGCACATCGCAAGACGGGATTCTTCGGGCCTGGGTGAATGACACGTTGGTGATGTCATACACGAACATCAACTATTGCGGCGCCAACGGGGAAACGTTGGATCGATGGGTTCAGACGCAAACATGGGATGGATCGGGAGATTTGGGGCAGAGTAATACGGTGGCGTGGGAGCACTATATTGACCATCTTCGGATCGTAGGAAAAAACTAACATGACACGACCGATTATCTACTTGATCGAATATGCCGCGGCTCGAACGATACACGGCGTGCAGTTAGTTGACCGTTCGACCGGGCAGTTCAAAACCTCGCCCACACTTGCCTCCGGGGACTTCAAAATAGAGAAGGACGGGGGCGCCGCGGCGAATCTCGCGACGTTACCGACTGTGGTCCCGGCCGCTGGAAGCTCGATTGATATCACATTGAGCGCGGCTGAAGCGCAATGTAAGCAAGCCGTGATTCGGGGCGTCGACGCATCGGGGGCTGAATGGGATGATATCGTGATTCATCTCTTCACCGTTGGCAACCCAAGCGCCTATTTCCCGTTCGATATGTTCTCGGCGACGGTTGCGCTCTCCGCGGCCTCACAAGGGGCGGTGACGGGGGGCGTCTGGGATGAACTTGTCGCGAATCACCTGCTCCCTGATACGTTTGGTGCGCAAGGCGTCGATACCAGTACGAAGGTGACGGATATTCAGGCGAAGGTGTTAGAGCTTCGCGGACTGATCGAGGATCTTTCCGATGTGATCTCCGGCGCGGGCGGGGCGGTGACGCCGGCCGAAGTCATCTCCCAAACGCGGGTTGCGAATCACGCGCTCCAAAAACTCGGCGCCCAATTGATCACGTCGATGGACGAGGATACGCGAGAAGCACGAACGGTGAAGGCGTGTTACTCGATCCTGCGTGATCGCGAGCTTCGGGCGCATTCATGGAACTTTTCGATTAAACGGGTGGCGCTCGCCCCGTCCGCAACGGCGCCGGCGTTCGGATTTGCGAAGGCGTTTCCCCTTCCGGCCGATTGCCTTCGAATTCTTCCTTCCGCACGTCATGTTGATTGGACGATAGAGAATATCAACGGGG